GTCGGTAAGTATCTCGGACAAGCACATCATCCGGGCAACCCAGTACTGGGCTCCGGATCACAGTGACGCCCCGCGGATTGATGAGCTTATCGAACTGCGGAACATTATCGCCCAGCGGTGCCGGGTGCGAAATTTGGATCTGCTCTGCTTGAGCTGGCTGCGAAACCGCTATGTCGCCCTCCGCAAGGCCGGACTGTGTTTTTCCGGTAAGGCGATGCAGGCCTCGTCGAGCTAGCTGCTGGCGTGGTTCATTTTGCAGTCGGAGAACTCCGGCTGGTCCGCCAGTTCCGTGATCTTGTTCTTGAGGGCGATCCGTTCGCGATTCAAATCCCGAATCCGCAAAGCCCGTCGCCCGATTTCTTCGAGTCCCAGCTGCTCATCAATACCTCGGCGGATCGCATGCTCCGCATCCCAGATCTTGCCGTTGATGTGCTCCAAGTCCACGATCAGAAACCCGAGCTGGGCGTTACCCTGATCGATGCCTGCGTCGTAGTACTCGATCTGTTTTTGCAGGCTCTGCTTGTCGATTTCATCGTCCGCCAGGCGGTGGTACTTCAGGCGGGCAATGGTCATTCGGTCGCAGAGCTCGCAGATGGGCATGGCGACAGGTTTCGTTTTGGACATCTTGTTTCCTCCGTGAAAGGTTTACGATGAAAGTCTTGGTAGCCAGCGATTTGCATCTGAGCGATCGCATCTGGAAGCATCGACCCATCGAGGGCGATAGCTACCACGCGTGGAGCCAGATTTGTAATCTGGCGATTACTCGCGAAGTGCAGTTGGTCATCTTAGCGGGAGATCTGCTGGATCGACAAACCAACCTCTCGCGGCCAGTGAAGGAGTTGGTCTCGGGACTGCGGAAGCTGCACGAGCACGGGATCGATGTGTTTTACGTGCAAGGTCAGCACGAGTACCAGGCGGTTCCCTGGTTGTCGCTGTCCTACTCGGCTCGCTGGTTGAACCAGGAGGTGATGCAGCTGACCGATGAATGGGCCGTGCTGGGTTGCGACTTCCTGCACACTGAGTCGTTGCAGGAGTTCCTGCAGGGTGAGTTGCCCAAGCAGGCGGAGATCTTGGTCATGCACCAGGTCTGGAGCGATTTCATGGGCTCGGTCGGGAAACCCCAGGGTTCCTTTGCGGATATTCCCAGCAACATTCGGTTGCTGATCACGGGAGACTACCACGAGGCCATCATCCGGCGGTTCGGTGAGCTGACAGTGCTGAGTCCAGGGAGCACCCACTTGCGGGAGATCTCGGAGATCGAAAACAAGAGCGTGTTCGAGGTGGAGCTGCGGGATGGCCGCGAGCCTCGCATCGAAAGCCTGCCGCTGACGACCCGGCGAAGGGTGGATATCAAGATCTCCTCCGGGCAGTCTCCGGAGACGGCCTACGTTCGGATCCAGGAACAGCTGGACGCGGCCAAGGAGTACTTTCAGTCGCTGTCCAAGGAATTCGTTGATCCTATCCGCAAACCGTTGCTGCGATTGACGTACGACCGGGAAGACCACGCCACGATCATGCAGATCAAGAAGGAGCTGGGGGAGACGGTCCACCTGTTTCTCAAGCCGGTGCGGTACTACACCCCGGAAGAGCTGGAGCCTCAGCTGACCGAGCACCTCGATGTTGAGGATCGGTCGAACTTGATAAACTGCCTGGACGCGGAGGTCGATGCTCAGGAAAAGCCCCTCGTTCATGGCCTGGCGAGGAAGCTGCTCGAGGCTCCCGATAAAGAACAGGCACTGCGTCGCTGGGTCGAGGAACAGTTATCGTGAAAACGGAATTTGACGTTGTTGATTTGGGAACCAAGAAGGGAAACGCGATTGAGGCGTTCCTGACGAAAGTCGGACAGACCCTGATCGGAAAGGACGCCGTCGCTCGGCTGCAACCTGCTCGCTGTGTGGGTTACGAACGGCCGGAAGGGGAAGGTTACCGCAAGGATGTGGAAGCCCGCGGTTGTCAGTTCCGTCTCGCTAACCTGGCAACCGACGAGGCGATCGCTCAACTGCCTCCGGCGGAGGTTTATCTCACTTGGCACTTTTTGGAGCACGTGCCCAATAAGGATTGGTCGCGAAAGCTGGTCCAGGCTTCCCTTTCTTGCTCCCAGCAGGCCGCCTGGTTCCGGTTGCCTAGTTTTGAGCAGGATACCGAGACCGGGGAGGGTGTGCTGCGGGAGCATGGCATGCGGTTCACCTGGACCAACTGGCGAGGGCATCCTTCGCACTGGTTGGTTCAGGATTGCTTGGATGCCATCAATGACTGGAACCAGAAACAAGATCCGGCAGCTCGCCGGCAATACGTTTTGAACGTGAAGCCCGCCGGATATATCCGGAACATGCGGGACCATCGCGTAGTACCCATCGATACCCCAATTGACGTGAACCGTTACGAGTCGCGATTTGGACCGAAGCCGCTGGCGGTGAAGTTCAAGAAACCGATCGTAGCGGAGTGGGAAGTCACCGTGAGGTTTTTATGATCATTGACAAGCTGTGTTTGCGGAATGTGGGACCTCACGTCAAGTTGGACGTGCAACTGGGTTCCGGTTTGATCGGCCTGGTAGGGCCAAATGGGGCAGGGAAGTCGACGCTGGTCAACTCCATTTATGCCGCCCTAACGAACGACTTCAGCCGGTTTCAGGGGGTGCGGTCGGACATCATCACCAATACCTCCAAACCGAAGCAGGCGAGTTACATTCGACTGACCGGCCGCCACCACGAGCAGCGGTTCCAGCTGACCCGGCATCTGCGACCGAACAAGAATGAATTGATCCTGGATGGCGAGGAACCTCTAACCAAAGCCAACGATATCGCAGAGGCGGTCTCCTCGAAGTTGGGCGTCTCCAAGCAGATCATCGATCGCTATGTGTTCGTAGAGCAGTGGGAGATGTTCCAGTTCCTCAGCCAGACGCCCAGTGAGCGAGCCAAGACGTTCCAGTTTCTCTGTGGTACTACCGAGGCAACGGAGATCCACAAGCTGTGCACGGAGTATGTCTCCAAGAATGCTCAGCAGGAGGTGGTGGACAACAGCCTAGAGCTGTCCGAGTCGATCGAGATGTCACACCAGTCCATGCGGCGGTACAGGAAGCAGGGGGAGGACGCCAAAGCGAAGCTGGCCCCGAAAAGTCAGCGGCAAGCATATCGGCAGGTGTTGAAGCGAAACACGCAGGCCCGGACGGCCAAGCAGAACCTGGAGGAACTGAACCCCCAGTTGACGAAGCTGGGCACCCAGCTCGCTAGCCTGAAAAAGCAGATTGAGCAGCTGGATTCAGATTTACAGGAGCGGCGGGACGAGCTGGAGGCTCTCGATCTCGACGCGGAGCGATTGCAGGATCTCCAGCAGTTGGTGCGGGAGACGGATTCTCATTACCAGAGCCGGACGGAAAAGCTCGAAAAAGAGCAGCAAAAGCGAAAAGCAGCCAAAGTTGCTCGTGCCAAGGCCTTGAAAATGGCTCAGTTGGAGCCTCCGGAGGGTTACCTGGAACGCGGGGAATGCCGACAGGCGGCCGTCAAAGAGATGGGAGCGATTACTCACCAGCAAGAGGCTGAAGCGGAGTTGGTGGAGCTCTACCAGGAGAATGCCGAGAGTGGGGTTTGCCCTTACTGCCAGGAGCCGATGGACGAGGAGAAGATGACCAAGTTGGTCGAGGCTTACCAGGCCCGCAGCGAGCGGTACAAGGAGCTGGAAACCATCTTGCAGGCTTCCCAGGATTACGACCAGAAGCAAAGCGAGGCTAATGCTCAGCAGGAGCAGAGTCAGACGCAACTGAAGCAGCTGAACCGGAGCATCCAGGAGATGGAAGCCCAGCTGCCCTGCAGCCCGGATTCGGAGGAATACCGGGAGGCTTACCAGCAGATTCAGCAGTATCAGCAGTTGGCCGAAAAGATCAGCTCGGACGAGTCGACCCAGCAGGTTAACCGGGCGAATCTGACCAACTTGCAGGATCGCTTGAAGACGGAGGAGCAGCGGAAGGCGAAGTACCGGGAGCATCGGCGGCAACGGCCGAGCAAACAGGAGTTCTTGGAGGCCCGACAGCAGCTCCGTCAGCACCAGCAGGCGGTCAACGATCGCAAGGTTGCCCGGGAGTGTTTCGGCGAAGCGAAGCGGTCTTGGGAGGAGTCTAAGCGGACGCTGTTGCATCTGAAAGCCAAGCTCGCCCGGCAAACTAAAATCCAGAATTTGATGGAACCGATCGGAACGGTTGGGGGGCTGTTCCACTGGAACCGACTCCCTAAGCAGGTCTCTCAAGCCAACATGGAGATGCTGGTCGGTGACATCAATCAAAACCTGGAGTTATTTGGTAATCCCTTCTACGTGGAAGCGGATGAGGACTTGACATTTCGGGTCTTCTTTCCCGGCCAGCCTGCGGTTAAAGGGAAACAGCTTAGCGGCGGTCAAAAAGTAATCCTGGCGGTCGCTTTCCGAGCGGCTCTGGATAGTGTTTTTGGGCACGATGTTGGTATGCTGTTCCTCGACGAGCCTACGGCGGGGCTCGATGCTGACAACATGAATTATTTCCACGACGCACTTCAGATACTGGCTCAGAAAGTTGCCGAAGATCGGCAGCTGATGGTGATTACCCACGCCCAGGAACTTGGGGAGGTTTTCGACCAGCTGATTGAGCTGTGAAAGGATACCAACAGTGGCCGTTGCTAACGAGTTGATTTGCCTGCATACGACGCAGGCGGGCGAGGTTTGGTGCGTGGAGTCCAGGGGTAACCAAAAGATCTTCTGCGGGCTCGACTGGCCGCAGCTGCGATCCGGGGTCTATCGCGTGCTGGGTTGCCCGTCCAACTACGAGCTGATCACCCGCCTGTATGCAGCGAGCGGGGATCAGGTGACGGTGCTGGTCGGTTCGCCGGCGGTTTGCCACCAGCGGCAGGAGTCCGTGGCGGACGTGTTGTCCTGCGTATCGGTGCTGAACGTGCACGGTAGCCTGATCAACTGCTGGCATCCGTTGAACCGGGAGATGTTCTACAATTACACCCTGCTGCGACTCTGGCGGGAGGCGGATGGCCCACAGCGGTTGCCGGACAATTTCGGGAACCACTGTACGGCCAAATACTTCGAGTTCCTGGGAGTGGAGGTCCTGCGGTTTGCAATTCGCATGATTGCGGAGATCGTGGATCCTCGTTGGTTCCTGGGGGTTACCCGTCCGTACCGATTGTCGCGACTGGAGAGCTACTTCGGACTCAAACCGGCTCAGTTCGAGGCGGCTTGGCGAACTGTCCAGGAGTCCTCCGAGGCGGAGGCTGCCCGAGCAGGGAGGACTAGGTTGCTGTTAGGACTGGTCAGTTCGTTGCGTCCGGATAGCTGCATTCATGCAGAGGTACGAGGGATCGCTGATGAGGTGCAACGGATACGGAAGGCCTGTCAACTGGTGCTGGGCTTTATCGTCCGGAACTGGCTGGAGGAGCTGGGCTGCACAGGGTACTTCAATCCCGCCAAGTTTTTCCAGCAGGTCGGCAATGAATGTTCTTACCTCAACAAGTTCAAGGATTGACCATGCGAGAGCTGACAGTACGGATACGGTTCAGCAACCCCAGTCTCGGAAATGAGAAGGACCCGTCGAACGGGCGATTCAAGTTTCAACGCAGTCCCGGCAGCAATGGCAAGATTCTCTTTCTCTCCTCCTGGCATCAAGCCAACATGAAGTTCGCTGCGAACATGTTGGGGCGACACCAGGAGGCGATCAAGAAGATCTACTGGGATATCGAGGTGGACGCAGAGCTCCGGGAGAAATGCCTGGATCGCTGCTATTATCGGAAGACCAAAAAAGGACGCAGTCGCTGGTCGACTCACGAGTCACTGGTGAAGGGACAAACGATCGGCATCAACTGCGTGGTGCCTCCGGAGATCGACGATGACGATTTCTGGGCACTGATGCAGATCGCAGGGAAGTACCGCGGCTTGTCGCCGTGGCAGCCTGGGACCTACGGACACTACGAGGTGGTCAGTTTGCGACCGCGTCGGCGAGCCGTCGAGGACCAGGGGGAACCCTGAGAAAGACAAAACGCCGACCAAGTGGCGAAGCTTGGCCGGCGTTTCGGTGTAGCGGGATGCGGTGTGTTTCGCACGACCCGCAAGCATTCTAGGCTTGGAATTTATGAAAATCAACGAGGAGTAGAGATGGCGACGAAAAAAATCATCACCCTCCACAAGCAAGGCAACATTCTCTGCGTTTCCCCTACGACGGACACAATTTTTGAGATCTTGAAGCCCGTGCTTTCCTTTACCGAACAGCAGAAAGCGTTCGGGGTGGAAGCCCAACAGCGGAAGGCAAAGGGACTAGGGCCACTCAAGTTCACCGAGCACAATCTGTTCGAGTTGGACTTCAAGCAGAGGTTGGTAGCTCCGTTTGGGTTCTGGAAGCTGATTCGCGATACGTTGCGGAAGCACGGTTATCGGGTGGGGTTCAAAGACTTGAAACCCATGCCGGCTCGGCGACTGCAGCCCCGCTGGAAGAATATCGCCTCGTACCAACTGCGAACCGGTCAGCCGGAGTTCTTGAAGCAGTTCCTGACCAATCGCTGTGGGCGTTTCGACTGCCCGCCTGGTTTTGGCAAGTCCTACATGATCGGCATCATGGCGGCTTTGCTGCCGCGGGCACGCTTCGATATCGTGACCCGCCGGGCGGCCGTGCTGCGGGATCGGATCTATCCTGAGCTGGTTCAGATGGTGGGCGACGTGGGGATCGTGGGTGGTGGCAAGCGGGTCACTGGTTGTCGGGTGATGTGCTACACCGTCGGTTCGATCCACCATGCCAAAGGCGACGGGGATTTCCTGGTCGGTGACGAGTGTCACGAGCTGGCCAGCGATAAGGCGGCCGAGGAGCTGGCCCGCTGGCAAGATTCCCGCAACATGGGACTCTCGGCGAGCCACGACATGCGGTGGGACGGCAAGGACCTGCGTACCCACGGGTTGTTCGGTCCGGTGGTCTTCCGCATGAGTTACGAAGAAGCTCAGAGCTCCGGTCTGGTGGTGCCTATCACAGTGCATTGGACTCCGGTGGTAATGGATTTCAATCCCTGCGGAGACTACGCGGACATTGAAAAGAAGCGGCACGGGATTTGGCGGAACGAGTACCGCAACCAGTGCATCGCTCAAGATGCCCGGCGGTATGGACCGGACGTTCAGACCTTGATCACCGTGGAGACGCTGGAACACGCGATGAACCTGAAGCGACTCCTTCCGGAGTACACCTTGGTTTATCGCGAAGGCGGACTCACCGAGCGGGAACGTAATCGCTATGCCCACAACGGGTATTGCAAGGCGAGCGAGCCCCTGATGGACATCGAACGACGGGAAAAGCTGACGACCGCGTTCGAGAAAGGCAAACTGAAGAAGGCCATCTGCACGACGGTCTGGAACGTAGGGGTGAGTTTCAACCACCTCTCGGTGCTGCTGCGAGCCGAGGGCTCCAGCAGTGCGATCGCTAGCGTGCAGGTCCCAGGTCGAGCCAGCCGGATCCAGGATGGCAAGGCTGGCAGCCTGGTCCATGATTATCTCGATCAGTTCGACCATGGCTGCAATATGAAGGCCGTCAGTCGAATGAAGATCTATAAGCAAAATCGCTGGGAGCAGGTGTTCCCGGGTTCGACCACTTTGAATGATCACCTACGGTGAGCCCATGGCAAAGAAGCGACGACGTTTCAGTCGCCCGCCGGCTCCGGCAAAAGGGTCACGGGCGTCCGGGCGAGCAGCGGGGGATGAAATGCCTCCGATGCTGGCCCGATTCAAGAAAGTGTACGTCCACGAGCGACGGTATCTTGAGCGGTTTCGTTACGGACCGGAACACCGGCCCTACACTCCCTCGCCTTCGCTGGACGGCAAGTCGAAGTACAACAGTCCTGAGGAGAAGAAGACTCCTAACGAATGGGCCGCCGCTTACGAGCGGCTGGCCAGTTTCAAGCGGTACCCTAGTCCCGAGCACTACCTACGGGTTTTGTTCCGCTTGTTACGGGGAAGCTCCCTACCGATTCCCACGATTAGGCAGGTGGCGACTCATCAATTGCGGGAGTATGTCAACGTCTTCCTGAACACGCAGGAGAAGCAGTTAGCAGATCAGAATGCGAGGGAGCGACAGCAGGCCAAAGTGGAGATTACCCTCAAGCATCTCGGGTCTGGCTATCCCCTATCCCTCTCGGTATATTACGCGGTCGCCGGCAGCCACTTGCCGCTTTCTCCGTTGTTTCGCTACTGTTTGGCGACATCGACAGTAGCGAAACTGAAAGCGGACAATGAGGCGGACGAGCACTGCGAGGCGTTGCTCTCTGTGGCGAAGCAATTTGAGTTCCAGGCGGCGATGGAATATACACTCTTTCCAGGGGAGTACGACAAGATTTATCGGGACGTGCTTCCCGAGGGTTTTTGTGTAGCGGCGTGTGAGTTACTTGAATCTGCCTTAGAGCAGTGAAAGGTTGCGTGTGTTTTGACTCGAAAGGAATCTGATGGAATCCAACCGACAGTCAGCTCGACTGTCCGCGACTCACCTGACGGCCGCTCGTTTGCGGTTGTGGGTCGCGATCCTGATCCAGAATGAACTGGTTTTCAAGCACTTCTTAGCTAATCTAGCAGTCGAGCATTTTACCGAAGAGAGTTACCAGCTGCTCTATCGCTGCGTCCTGGAGTTGTACCGGGAGCATGAGGCCTTGCCTACCGAAGTGGAGCTGCAGACAGAGCTGGCAGGCTACTTCGAGCTGGATGAAGAGATCATCTCCGAAGCGGCTCGCGAGGAGCTGGAAGAGTTTCTTGATTACGCGTACGATCCGGACACCTTCGGAGCTGATTCTGTCACCAGCCCGAAGATGGAACGTTTCGCGTTCAAAGCCGGGAAGTTATTCCTGCAGCGGAGGCAAGTCGAGAGCACGATTGAGACGCTCAAGTCGTGCAACAATCTGGACACCCTGCCCGCCTTGTTCGGGGACTTCCGCGAGGCCTCGGAATACCTGGCCACCTCGGAGTATTCCGTCAAGGTCCGGAAGACGATGCCGAAAGGCTGGGATCGCAAGGAGGAAGCCAAGAAGCATGCGACAGGGATCGAGTTTCTCGATGGCTTCTTAGGGTCCGGAGCGGTCAACAAAGAGACCTACGGGCTGATGGCTCCGTACGGGACCTGTAAGACGACGATTGCTGTGATGCTCTGGGTGAATGCGGCAAAGAATGCTCGCCGGGAATTCCTGGAAGCGGAGCAGCAGCGGAAGAATAGCGATGACCCTAAGGTACGAAAGCAGAAGACCCCCAAAGGGCTGTCTGTAATAGTCTCCTACGAGGCTCCCTTGTCGGTAGAGCTGCAGCACCGGGCGGTGATGTTCGGAGCCCGGATCAAACGCAATCGCCTCGAGGAGATGGGGCTGCAGGGTCTGGATTACTTGTCCAACGATCCGGATAAGCCCAAGGAGTACGAGAAAAAGATCTACCAGGCGGAGATCGCCGACGGGCAGTTTATTCCTGAGCGGATGCGGGTCGAACAGTTCATGCCTGCCATGAACGGCTATACGGCCTGCCTTGATATGACAGGGTCAGACCCGGAGTTCCCTTCTGCTGGCCATGGCGGCATCAACGAGATCGTGACGCGGATCAACTTGGAGCTGCGAAGCCGTGGTCCGGAGTACTACGTCAAGAACGTGATCATCGATTACCTGGCCTTGATGGTTGACCAGGACAACACCATCGAACCAGGGTCACGCCAGGAAGACCACAAGCTTTACCAGAATAGGGTGTACCAGGTCCAGAAGGAGATCTCGACTCGTTTCAAGTGTTCGACCTGGTTGCTCCAACAGCTGAGCGGACAGGCCAACGCGAAGTTGAATCCGACGGCTACCCTGCACCATACGGACTCCAAGGGTTCGAAGAGTTTCGCGGAGAACCTGCACTTCGCTTTCGTGATCGGGAATTTGAATTCCGATTCGGTAGGCCGGATCGCCTGTACGAAGGCTCGCCGGCAGGGTAAGGAGACCGTTTCCATCCCTCAGCTGATCCAGGTGAAGGGGGAGTTCAACGACGTGGTTACTGCTTCCCAGTACGGAGTGGATGCTCGCGGGAATATCGCCTTGAAGGCTGATATCAATGCGGCCAGCTCCCAGGACCCCCAGGCGGCAGCTCAGCAGGGGTCGGCAGCTTCTCCATCATCAACCCCGGCAGAGTCTGGGCCCGCCGAGGAGATGCCTGAAGATGGCTACCACGACCCAGAACATTCAGAGCATTAACTAGAAGTTTTAACCGAGGACACCATGGCAAGCGATGAAAAATCTGCCCTGAACGCGGTCCTCTTTCGTCGCTGCAAGGCAACGTTTGGTCAGGTCAAGATCCGCAACGAAGGCGAGAAGCAGACTCGTCGACTGAGCCAGGACTTGAAGACTGGCAAACCGAAACCAGTGATCAAGTACCCCGGCGAATACTACGCGGTGTGTTGCCCCTTTTGTAACGACACCCGGTTTCGCTGCTACATCAATCACCGGTACGGTACCGAGGATGAGCTGGGTATCCCCCAGACCTACCTGGCAACCTGCTTCAACGCAGGGTGCCCCTTAGCGATGAAGGACCGACATACCTACGATCAGCTGGAAGACATGCTGATGGGGAAGTTTCTGCACCAACTGCGGCGACCCACGATCCGGGAAGGCCGCGAAGTTAATTTGGACGAGATCCGGGCAACCTGGCCCGGCAAGGTGACTCGCCTGGACAAACTGCCGCCGACGCACGAGGCGGTGGCCTACCTGGCCGGCCGTGGTTTTGACCCGGAGATGATCGGTCGGTTTTACAACGTGCACTGGTGTTACCAGTCCACGCGGTTCATCTGCGAAGACCGTATCGTTATCCCGATCTACCACAACAAGCGAATGGTGGGCTGGCAGGTGCGGCCGGCTTACGACACGGATTGGAAAAGCACCGGATTGCCTAAGTACTACACGGCCCCGGGCACCCCACGAAGGCGAATCCTTTACAATTTCGGCAATGCAGTGCGTTACCGATTTGGGGTGATCTTCGAGGGGGTGACGGACGTCTGGAAGCTGGGACCCCAGGCTTGCTGCACGCTGGGAGCGACCTTGACCCAGCAGCAACAATCCCTGTTCGCTCGAGGCTTCCGCAACTACGCGGGAGGCTTGGGATTCGACGGGGATTTGAATGAGGAGTTGCGGGAGAAACTGACGGAAATCGCGGCGGACATGCATCCCCGCTTAAAATCCGGATTTTGCCTGCTGGAGTTCATGAAGGAGTACGATCCGGGCTCGCTGGATCGTGGCGTTCTTCGACCGTTTATTGCTCAACAGGCGGAACAGCAAGGTATCCGCGTGAGCTGGAAGAAGAGGTAACCCATGGTACGACGTAGAATCAATACCGGCCCGAAGGGGACTACGGGTACGCCGCTCTCTCGCAGGACGCTTCAGGGAGGGTCGGCTTACCATCGGCGTTTACGCGAGATGCAGGAGGGGGATCGAATCTTCCCGCTGACCGCTCCGGACTTGCCGCCGCTGCCACCCAATTCGGCGTTCCTGAGTCACGTGCAGGCCTTGGGCTGCGAGCAATCTCAGCTGATCGAGGAAACCTACACGGATCAGGACGGCAAGAAGAAGAAACGGCAGCGACTGGCGTACAGTGATGAGCTCTACAAGCTGATCCAGTCCGCCTTGCGTGAGCCCGGCTTTTCCCTGCCGGTGGAGATCGGAGCTCACCGCGAGAAGGAAGCGACTTTTGTTCCCGGGCATTACTGGGAGCAGACCCAGGCGAGAGGGCCACGAAAAGCGGACGTGATGATCATCAACAAGCTGCCTTGGGTGGATGATGTCCATGCCAAGCAGTGTCTGATCGGCGAGGAGGGTCGGGTGCTGCTGGGTATGTTCCAGCGGGCCAAAGCCAAGCGATTGGGGCGGTACTATCTGACCAACCTGGTTAAGTTCATGCCGCCCAACTGGAAGACTACCCTCAAAGCTGCCTGGATCAAGGACTGCCTGCATCTGCTCTACCAGGAGCTGAAGATCGTGCAGCCGAAGTACATCCTCTGCCTGGGAGCCGATGCCAGTAAGGCCCTGCTGGGACAGCACGCCAGCGTGTCGGCCATGGAAGGGAGGGTGGAGACGATTACCTACAGCTCGGCGTTCACCTTGGAGACCAGGGAGGATCACCTGCACGAAGCCAAGGTGATGACGGTGACCCATCCCAAGCAGGTGTTACGGGATCAGGCGGCTGCCCGTCAGTTGGAAGACGGAATCGGTCGCTTCGTGGCCCTCACCAACGGCGTGGAGGTAGGGGCGACCGAACAGGTTGACCACCGGTCGATCGACAACCTGATGGATCTGATCGATTGCCTACGGGACGCCGAGACCGACGAGACGAAAGTCGACGACGTGGTGTCGGTGGACGCAGAATGGGAAGGGGAGCATCCTTGCAATAAGGGCTCCTACGTGCGAACCGTGCAGTTCGCTTGGCAGCCCAAGAAGGCGGCCGCGGTCAAGTTGTATGAAGCTGGCGGGCAGATCAATCCGAACTTCCTTCATACCGGAAAAGACGGCAAGGAGACGATCAACCCGTTGGTCTTGGAGTTGCTTCGCAAGTACTTCAACGGCGGGACGGTCCAACTGGACAAAACCAAGACGCTGAAGTGCAAGCCCAAGCGGATTGTCGGGCACTTCTTCAACTCTGACCTGGAGTGGTTGGTCGATCTGGATATCGACCTGCGAAAAGGCTTCGAGTCGCCCATCCAGGACCTGGAGATCGTGCCGTACAAGCAGGCTCGATCGAAGCGGCATCGTCGCCTGCTCAAGCTCTACCGCGAGGAAGGGTTTCAGCAGGGAGATATCGTACCGGCCTGGTTCCGTACCAAGTACGAGGGCGGAGCTGATACAGGTCTGATGGCCCATGCGATTGAGGAGACGGCTACCTACAAGCTGGAAACGTTGGCGATGCGGCATACCACCGCTCCGCGTTACGACGAGCAGCTGGTGAAGTGGCGGACCGATTTCTGCAAGGAACGAGGCATCTCTTCCGCCCACCTGGAAGGATACGGGGAGTGTCCTGACGAGATTCTGATTCCTTACGGTATCTACGATGCGGATGTCACCCTGCGGCTGTTCTACAAGTTCGACGTCCTCCTTGAGGAGGATTACGAAGGGAACAACTGCCGGGAGTCCTTCTGGGAGAGCCAGATCGCCGCTTCGGCGGTGTTGGAGATTCACCGGACGGGGATCCTGGCGGACCGTAACCGAGCGGACTTTCTGACCGAGCGGTTCGTGGAGGCCCGGGCTTCCTTGGAGGAGCAGATCCGGTCCGAGATCTTTTGGCCGGAGTTCAACATCCGTTCGCTGCAGCAGGTCAAGGAGTTCCTCTTCGGGCACCACCTCAATGGGAGGCTCGATACGGAGACCGGCAAGCCGGTGCGGATCCGTCCGCCCGGGGCGATGAGCCTACAGCTGACGCCTATCTTCGACACCAGCAAGCCGCCCAAGCCTTGGCGGGAAATTCAGAAGCTACACAAAGAGGGCGAACACTCGCCTTCGACCAACAAACAGGTGCTCTCCCTGCTGGCCCAAGCGGCTCCGACCGAGGAGAAGTCCCGGCTGGTAAATATGATCCGGGACTACCGGTTCTTGGATCAGGTGCTCAAGACGGTGCTGCGGCCTCCGCTGCAGGACGATGACTCTCAGGAATTCATGCGAAACGACGAGGGGAATTTCGAGTACGCCGACGGGTTGGTTTCCTCGGTCTGCGATGACGGCCGGATTCGGACGCACATCTACCAGACGAAGGAGACAGGCCGCTGGGCGAGTGCCCGGCCGAACCTGCAGAACATCTCCAAGCAGCGGGATCCTGATTACAAGCGTTTGCTGGGAACGTCCTACAAGTACAGCTTACGGAGCATCCTCAAGGCCAGTCCCGGTCATGTGTTGATCGAGGCGGATTACGTGGGAGCGGAGCTGTTCGGGATGGCGGTCATGTCGGGGGATCCGACGATGATCGAGCACGCGATGCGGAACCAACTGCCGGAGGAGGATCCGAATTTCTACGACATTCACAGCAACGTGGCTTGCTTTGCGTTCCGGTTGAACTGCCCGCCCACCAAGAGCGGACTGGATTCGATTGGCAAGAAGCACATCCGCATCGTGGCCAAGTCGGTGATTTTCGGGATCGCTTACGGTCGCGGAGCCAAAGCAATTGCTGTGGCGGCCAAAGAGCAGGGGATCGACATCACTGTCGACGAGGCTCAGGCCGTGATCGATGCGATCTTTGAGATGTACCCCGGCTTGGAGCCATTCTTCGAGGAGTGCCGCTTGCGGGCTCTGGGGCAGTACGTCGACCCACGGACCAATCAGCCGGTGGAGAACAACTGGCTGTGCAACTGCTACGGTCGGTTCCGGCGGTTCCCTGATTCCAGCTGGGATCAAGGGATCGCCTCGGAGTTCGAGCGACAGGCGATGAACTTCCCCATTCAGTCGATGATCGCCTCGGCGATGAGTCGGGCCATCGCCTACCTGCACGCGTACAAGCGACGCCAAGCCCGCAAGGGCTGGAATCTTTTCAACATCGTGCTGCAGGTCCACGATGCCGTGCTGCTGGAAGTGCCCTTCCGTTACGTGCGGCACGTTTGCGAGTACGTGCTGCCGACTTACATGCGGGAGGCGGTGCCGATCTGGCCTTCGCGGCTGGACGGGATTCCGACCGGGGACGGCCCGTACTTCCTCGGAATCGAGGCGGATGTTATGAACCACTGGGGTGAGGTTCTCACCTACCAGGAGGCTCACAAGGCTCGCACTCCCACTGGCACCACCAGCGTGAATGGCTGCGTGACCAATTACAGTAAAGCCCGGCCACCTCGGAAGCGGCGGTCGGTCGTCCAGGCATCGAAGGTACGACCTCCTCGCGTTCTCGATAAGGAGTAGTGCCAACCCTACAACCCCAAGAAACGACGAAGGAGTAAGTTTTAGTGCTTATCGCCATCGAAGGAATCGACGGATCCGGCAAGGGAACTGTCACCAAACGCCTGCAGCAAGAAGCAGGACAGATCGGCTGGAAGGCGGATCAGATCAGCTTCCCTCGGTATGAGTCTACGCTCTACGGGGACATGGTTGGTCGCTATCTCAACGGGGACTTCGGACGGGATACACACCCCATCCTATCCGGGACGCTCTATTCGATAGATCGTTTCGAGTCCAAGGCGAAGATTGACCAGATGTGTCACGACAACGAGCTAGTCTTGTTGGGCCGATACGTCACGTCCAATCTCTGCTACATGGCCATGAAAGCCACCGAAGGCGAGGAAGCTTCGATTGTTGAGCACTTTGTGAACCTGGAGTACGGCATTTTCCAACTGCCGGTTCCGGACCTGATCATCTTTTTGGATGTTCCCGTCGAAATGGCGATGGCGAACGTCAGAAAGAAGGATCCGCGAAGCTATACTGCGGACGCTTCCGACATCCACGAGGCGGATGCGGCGTACCTGGCCCGGGTACGCAACTTCTACCTCCATGAGTTGATGAAATTTCACCCGGCTACGCGTTTTGAGATCGTGAATTGTGTTCGGGATGAGCAGTTGATCACGCTGGATGACGTCTTCCAGAAGGTCCAGGGCATCGTGTTTGATTTGGTACAGACTCACCGAAAGAAAGGCTAGTTTCTATGTCACGTAAACAACGTTCCCTCAAGCCCCGCTCCCGTGAAAGCGTCGTCAACCGGAATCTGGATTCGGAGGCGGATGATCAGGGGGGACTGGTGCCACGCGGCAACTACTTCCTCAACCCCGGCATCCAGAACGTACGGTTGTTCTTCCCTAAGATCTCCCAGGAGGGCAAGCTGGTCCTCCGGTTCTGGCCGATGCTAGACCCAGAAAATCCGGACAGCAACCTCCTGCAGGGACGGCTGTCGGCGGACGATTATGCGGGCCTGGGTGGGATGTCCATTTCCGAGCCGGCCTACACCGCCAACTTCGTGGGGATCAGCAAGGATTCCGGCTACAAGTTCGTGAACGACGATGACGACATCGAACGGTGCAGCTACATCATCGCCCGCTCGAAGGCCCAGAAGGTCGAAGGCTACGAGTTCTGGGATCTGCCCTACGTGCGGCTGTACGTCGCCGCGAAGAAGGCCCGGGACACCGGCAAGTTCGGCCGCACCGGCACCTGGAATTCCCAGTGGAACGAGCTGATGCCGGGGATCCGGAAGATGCCCGCCATGCCGGGATTCAAGAAGCAGTTTTTCGGGGTCGCCTCGGTGGCCGAGAACGGACCGCGGTTGAACCTGCAGCGGGAGCACATCGAGTACACCAAGGACGGGAAGAAGGTGGTCGAGGACCATCCCCGCAACGGGGTGATGCTCGGTGACGCTCCGGATGATCCGTTGATCGTGGTGCCGTTGACGATCTCCGCCGGGAACAGCATCCTCAAGCTGTGCAATGCCCGCAAGGAAGACTGGTCGGGAGACGAGGTCGCCAATCCGGCGGTCTGCTTCAAGTACGGGGACCCCACGGGCCGCTACAACCCGCAGACCAACACGGTGGAAGGCGGGGTGTTCTTCACGGTCTTCGATCCGGACGTGATGAAGATCACCAAGAACTCCACCTACGTGGAAGGTCAGCAGGAAACCACGGTGACCACCTACGCCGCGGCGGTTTCCAAGGCGATCGCGGGTCTGGATGGCAAGCCCGTCCGGGCCACCATGTCGCCGGAGCAGACCGACAACGTTTTCAACAAGCATTTGTTCTTCTGGCGGGATTCCAAGACGGATCCGGCGGATTCGTTCTTGTTGCACCAGCCCACGATCGAAGAACGCTGCGTGCTGATCGCCAAGGCCTTCAAGGCGGTGCCCGACCTGCTGGAACTTTGCTGGATGTCCAGCCCCGAGTTCTTGGAGTTCGACTCCGTGAAGGGGATTCTCGGCAACCGGACGAGCGTTGCCGGCAACAAGCCGGAAACCGTCGAAGACGAAGAAGAAGGCCAATCGGCGTCCGATATCGTCGATGCCTTCGATGAGGAGGCTGGCCCCGAGGAGGAAGCGGAATTCGACGAGGATTTCGACGAAGAAGGCGATGAGGAGTACGACGAAGAAGGCGATGAGGAGTACGACGAGGAAGGCGACGAGGAAGGTGACGACTTCGATGAAGAGGGCGATGAGGAGTACGACGAAGAAGGCGACGAAGAGGAGTACGACGAAGAAGGCGACGACTTCGACGAGGAAGGTGACGATTTCGAGGAAGAAGGCGACGAAGAAGCCCAGGACCTGGTTGTCGATGACGACGAGGAGGGGGAAGAATTCGACGACGATGGCGAGATCGAAGCTGAAGGCGACGAAGAGGAGTTCGACGAGGGAGAAATGAACGAGGAAGAAGTGGAAGCGTCGGATGATTTCGACGACGAAGCCGATACCTCGGACATCGATGCCAAGTTGGATGAGAGTTTGTCGCAGGCGAAGGCTCTGGCCCGCAGTAAGAAGCGGACCAGCAAGCAGGCCAAGTCGGCGAAGTCGGCGAAGAAGCCCAGTAAGCAGACCAAGTCGGCGAAGTCGGCGAAGTCGGCGAAGAAGCCCGCCAAGTCAGCGAAGAAGTCCAGCAAGCAGGCTAAGTCGGCCAAGCAGTCGAAGTCCTCCAAAACGGCAGGCAAGAAGACCACCAAAGGCACCGCAAAGAAGCGGACCCGGCGGAAGTCGTAATTTGTGTCACTGAGGTTTAGGCGGGGTCGGGGGATTGCTCCGGCCCCGCCTTTTTTATGGGAGTTACCGCGTTGAATGATAAAGCGAACAAGGACGAAACGCTGGATACAGGTGACGATGACCTGCTAGCCCAGGCGATGGATCCCCCGCCGCCGCGAAAAGTACCCCGCCGGTCGAAGCAGCCCGCGGGGTCGCCTCCGGCGACCAATCAGGTCACGAAGAAGACCAGCAAGAAGACCAGCAAGCCGGCCAGCAAGAAGACCAGCAAGCCGGCCAGCAAGAAGACCAGCAAGCCGGCCAGCAAGCCGGCCAGCAAGAAGACCAGCAAGCCAGCCACGGCAGCCGGTCCGGACAAAGTGTCCACCCCCGACAAGAAACCCGCCAAGCGGAAGGTCAAACTGGAGGACGGCCGGAAGCTGACCAAGAAGGGCCAGTCGACAGTGCGAGAACGCTGGTCGGCAGCCAATAGCGGCAAGTCCCGGGTGTCTTTGATGCAGGGCCTGGTCAGCTCGGCTCGGGATCGGTTCGGAGCCGATAGGGTGTTCGGGTCCCGGGAGGAGCTCGATCAGTTGGCGATCGGTATACCCGTGCCGGCTCTGGCGTTTGAGTTCGCGATCGCCAATGACGTCTTTCCGCTTTCCAGCGTGCTGATGTTGGCGGGGAGCTGGGGGTCCTGTAAGTCTGCCCTCTCTTACGAGTTTTTCCGCTGGTTCCATGAGAATGACGGGGTCCCGGTTCACATCGACACTGAGGACAAATTCGATGGAGCATTCGCCTGTGACATCATGCGGGTGCCTCATGATTACATGCCGATCATCTCCAACCGGGCCAACTCGACCGAGCAGATGCAGCAGATTCTGACGCATTATCTCAAGCAGATGCAGAAGAGTTTGATCGGCACCAAGAACGATCCGGGCCCGGGCAAGACGATTCCCTGCTGTTTCTGTATCGACAGCTTGGCAGGGAGCTCCTCGGAGGAGGTACAGGACAAGATCATGGACAAGGGGAATGCCGGACGGTCGCATCCGGTGGAGGCTCTCAAGAATAAGATCTACCTGTCCGGGATCAAGAAGCAGTTCGAGAACTGGCCCTTCACCCTGCTGGTGGTCAACCACCTCAAGGAGAAGGCGGACGACATGGGTAACACCCGGCAGTACACGCTGGGCGGGGAGTCTTTCAATTTCCACGAGTCGTTCGAGATCCACAACAGTGTGTGGCGACGTCGGTTCAAGAACGCTCAGTTCGAGGGGGTCGGGATTCGGCTGACCTGCTCCAAGAACTCCTTCGGACCTACGGGACGGTCGATCAAGACTCGTTTCCTGTGGTGGGTCGATGACGATGAGAACGGGGTGCCGCAGGACCGTTTTCTGTGGGATTGGAACTGGTCCCTGTGTACGCTCCTCAATGAGGCGGACGGGATCTACAAGGAACGGCTTCAGCAACGGGGCCTGACCATTACCTGCCGGTCACCACAGGCAGATATCGAGTGTCTGGCCAACTTCCGAGCGATCGGGATGGGCAAGGATGAGTATTTGCCTTTCCAGGAAGTGGGGCAAATGATTCAGGAGAACGAGGAGGTCTGTGATCGCATCCGCGACGCCCTGAACATCAAGCGGCGGTACCAATTGGATCGACCCTACGACGAACTGGTTGCCGAGCATTTGGAAACGGTGCAATGACTGGCGTGAATCCCTTGAATCCCCTGCTTGGCAAGATTGAGCGATTTGAGCAAGCTGGCGAGCGGGCCGACCAATGGGAATCCAGCCGAGTAGAATGGACTCTGCGGCGTCTGAAACTGGAGGATCAACGCAAGGAGATCCTTTCAGACGCCGTAGGAGGTCGCTATACTTTCAGCGACTTCCACCGAGTCGTGAATTTCCCGATTCGGTTAGTTGCTGAGCCTCTGCTCAATGAGCCACCGATCCATCGGGATCAGCGGTCGATCCATCCGGCCTGGTTTCGCAGTTTCCGAGGTCTTCCTTTCGTACGGAAGTACGAAGAACACTTCGAGGAGTTAGGAGATCTGTACAAAGGAACTCCCATCGGAATGGTTTTCCCGAGGAAAGGTTTCCAGCAAGGGATGATCTTGCACAATGGCGACTGGGAGTTGTTTGTTCCGCCGCAGTCGAGTTGCCACCTGTTCAAGGGCGGAAAGACGCACAAGATGAATCTGATCGTGCAGCCGTACATCGGATTCATCGACCATCTCAAGAAAGGGCTCGTGTGGAGTCCCTGATCGCAAATTCCAGATTTTAGAAGGAAACCTCATGTCAACCACCGAATTGACACGGAAAGAACGCGACGAGATTCTCAATGAAATGACACCGGTGGCTCAGGAGGCGGCAATCCAGGGAGCCAATCGGCTCTGCACCGGGTTTCAGGTCATGCTGCTGACCCAGTACGACATCGGCATGCTGGTCAACACTGTCTACGAAGACGAGGAGCTCAACGAGACTCAGCGTCGACAGGAGATCAAGCGGCTGGCTGCGTACTGGAATCACAGCAACCTGCAGGCCAGCACGTTGTACGATCTTCGCAACGTGGCGGCGGCCTTCGATCGGGAATTCATCAAGGAGCAATCCGCTGAGCCGCTCAGCAACGGGAACTTCTTGACCTGGAGTCACTTCAAGGAACTGCAGAAGCTGCAGCCCAACCGCCAGCTGGCCGTCCTCAAGAAGGTCCGGCAGCACGCCTGGAGTGCCAACGAGCTGGCCCTGGAGATCCAGGGAAAGCGGGAATCCAAGGTGTCACGGCAGGGCGGCCGCAAGCCGACCCTGCCGAAGACCCCGAACGGGATGCTGCAGAAGTTGTTCACCACGGTGCAGCAGACGGACAACTACGTGACGGCCATCGACGAGCCGCTGGGTGGTGCTTTCTTGGAGATCGCTCCGGATGAGTGTGACGAGGATTTCCTCCGGCGGGTCGAGGATACCTTGACCCGGATGGAGGAGACCGGTCAGCACATCCAGTCTGCATCGAGCAAGCTGAAGAAGGTGCGGGATCGGGCTCAGAAGGTCATTGCCAAGCGAGGTCAAGCGGCTCTGGAGGCCAAGTCGGAGAGCGAACCGCCGCAGAGCCGACCGACCGGGAAGCGTCGGGTCAGTAAGGCTGCCAAGGCGTCCAGCGGCAAGGCCGCCAAGAAGACCGCCAAGAAGACGTCCAAGCTGGCTTCGGCGAAGCGTCCGAGTAAGAAGGCGGCCAAGCAGCGGAAGCGTCCGCGTCGTTCACAAGCGGCGACGGCCTAACCGGTTCGGCCCGGTAGGTCTTCTTCCTTTCCCTACTGGGCTCCCACCGAGCCCTGGGCTCCTATTGGGGTGGGTCCAGGGCTCGGTTTTTATTTCGGAGACGGTGATGAAGCCCGTGTTTTCGATTTGTGCGGTCCTCTACGGGGATCACTTGGACCTGGCCACGCGATTGCTCGACTCGTTGCGAGACGTCCATTACGTGCAGGACATCCGGCTGGGGTTGAACGCTGTGCACTCCCGGACCCAGGATTACGTGCACCGCTGGGCGGCCGAGCAGAAGCGACAGCGGCCGGTTTACCTGTACCAACCCACGGAGGGTCTCAACGCAGGGAAGTACCCGCTGATGCGGCAGATGTTTCGTGACCGAGAGATCGCGAAGCGGATCATGTGGTTCGACGACGACAGCTACCTCGACGAGCAGGTCGGTAAGCCCTGGTGGGATCAAGCGATGGAGCTCTCGCGGAACTTCCGTCAGATCGGCTCGATCCACTCCATTAGGGGGCGAGGCAGGCAGCACGAGGTGATCGCCCAGCAGCCCTGGTTTCGCAACAAGCCCTTCAATGCCCGTTCGCGGTTCAAGTTCATCACCGGCGGGTGGTGGATCGCTCAGACGGAGTTCCTACGGAAGTGGGATTACCCCTTCCCGGATCTCTACCACAACGGGGGTGATTCGATCCTAGGGGAACTGCTCCGCCAGCAAGACGAGCCGCTGGGGAAGCTGACAGGAGGCATGCAGTGCCACTGTGAGGACTGCATGCGGAAGCGATCTGCTCGTTCGGCTCCGGTGGTGCACATCAACGTGGGCGGCCGGAAAGGTCGCCGGGGACTGGGGGTCCACGACGAACGCTATATTTGGGCAGACGGTAATTCCCAGCCGTTGCTGGACCATCAGAACTTCTCATTAAGCATCTACCGCTATGAAATTTGAATACTACGTTTTCGACGCAACCCCTTACCTGCAATCGCAGGTACAGCCTTCTTTCGTTTTCCGCGGTGTGCGGCCCGGGTACCGCTACTGCGTACTGACCGATGCGGCGGACGGTAGCCACTCCGTGGCCACGGCCAACAGTGACGGGGTCCGGGTCTCCGTCTTCGGGATTGCCACGCCTCCACAGAAGGAGACGACAGAGGGTTCCGAGGCCGGGCTGACCCTGACTCACGGTAGCCTGTTGGTAGCTTCCGCCTTGGAGGTATCGGCGGCGTTCTTCGAGAAGCTTCCCTCCCGGGAGTCGATCGAGCGACTGATTATCACCCTTGCTCACGAATGCCACCGACTCGATGAGCAGCGATCACGGGCCTATTTTGGCCTGGTCGCCGAACTGAAAGGATAGTCCATGAAAACGTTTGACTGGGGTCAGATGGATCCCGAGGACGGCTACTACGCCGCGGTCGTGTCCCTCTGGGAAGTGCGATCCAGCCTGTATTTCGGGCTCAATGCCGGAGGCGAGATGATCCGGCAGACCGTGATCGAGGTTCGTCAGCGGCCGACAGCTGTCGACATTGGCGAGCTGAAACGGAAATTGCTGGTCTGGCAAGGGATTGCGGAGTTCTTGAACGCCGGCGGAGATCTGGAGGAGATGCGGTCGGTGTTCGCCGAGGAGTTGATCAGCCAAGTGCAGGGTTTCCTTCGCTATCCTGGCTGGAGGTACTTTGACACAGGGGTCAGCTCCAACGGCAACTGTGTGCACGAGTTCATTAACGATGACGGCGATCGCTTCGTTCGCTGGGTTCATAACGAATACATCGACAGTGAGCTCACCCCTGAGCAGATGTCGGAGAGTGACAATGACCCAGACCATCCCGGAGCATCCTCCGATTCCGAGGATCTCCGTGAATACCGTCCTTCGGAAGAGGGACCAACTCAGCAGCGACTTAACTGAGTTTCTCGGTCGCAAGTTGGTGGCAGGTACCTTCCATGCATTCGTGGACAAGCTGCACAAGTCCCTGCCTCAGCCGATTTTGCGGTCGACCGTCCAGGCCAGCGTGCTGGATCTGCTTAAAAAAGAGCTGACGACCCGACAGTTGGTTGAGACCTGCTGGAGATTGGCCGGCAACCTGGAGACCTTGCGGGACCAAGAACCCGCTCGCGTCTGGCAGCGGCAGACCCGCTTCGAGTGGGTGCCCGTACAGATCATGGAGGCTCGAGCCTTGAAGCGGGAGGGGCGGTTCTACAACCGCTTCGTCTTCCAATCTCAGGCCGGTAGCATCGTCCCCCGGCGGATGGTGCAGCACTGGTCGACCCGCAAGACGCGGTATCTGACCTCCCTGCGGAACGCTTCGGGTTACGGTTTCGGGTTCGGCAAGCACCGCCGCAACTCCCGCGGCGAGCAAATGGGACGGATGCTGTACCTCGACGTGCGGCAGATGTATCGACTGCGGTGCTGGTTGCTGCTGGATCCGCATCGCTCGGGCGACGAACCCGTGGCCTTTGAGATCGGACATACCGGCAGTACGATGAGTTTCAATCGGGAGCTGATTCGGGGACGTGACCGTTATGAGTCCCGCTGCCTGAAAGGTTACCCTACGGCCCCGGAATGTCACGCCTGTATCTACGGGACGGATCACTGCCCCTTGGGCACACATCGGAAGACCTACACGAAAGGGACTTGCCCGATGTGCAAAAAGGAGGCGTACTTCGATCCGCTGGAAGAGGACAATCCGGAACTTTGTTTACAATGTGCCTTCGAGGTGCGAGACCTCCTTTAGGCTTTTTCTCCACTCAAGGAATGAATCCATGCTGCAGGCACGTATGTCAGCGGATGATCGGCGTCTGTACAACCCCAGCCGTGACGTCGCCCACAACTTCGGGGAGGTGATGGAGTTGGTGGCGGGACGTCTGGAAGACCACAAGTGGGCGGAGTTGGACGAGGTCCTCAAGCGAGAGGGCATCACCATGGACGATCTGGGAGCGGCCTGTGGGGCCTACTGTGAGTACCTGGCCTACGGGAAGACGGAGCCCCAGTTGGGCATGTTGGAAGGGATGACCAAATCGGGCTTCTTCGACTGTGAGCCGGCGGCTCAGGTGGCGGTGCTGGCCATGATCGGAACCTGCTACGCCGGGATCCAGTACGCCGGGGTGCGGGAATCAACGATCGGAGGCGAAGGACCGCTGGAATCGGTCGATGAATTACTTTGCCACGCGGAACGGTTCCGCAGGTTCCAGGGAATGTCCTGGTTCCGGCGTCGATTTGAAATGCTCAAGATCCGTATCCGCAAGGCCTTGCAGAGTCTGCGAGCGGATTGAGCTCAACCGAAGGTAGGCTTGTGATTATCAATCAATGGGACGCCGCGTTCCTATCACGTATGGGAGGAAGTTTTCCGCAGACGTATTTGACTTTCGATACCGAGTACAGCGGGGGAAGCCACAAAAAGGATTACGTGGTGGAGATCGGGCACACGATGGTGGAAGACGGCCGAGTGGTTGACCAGCTAAACCTAGTGCTCAATTGCTTCCAGCTTCCCGGGGTCGATCACGGCCGGCTGGATTATCAGCTGAAGACGATGCGGTCCCGTGTCGGTCCCGGCTGGAAGTTGCTGCCGAACTACGTGCGGACCCGTGGAATCGATCCGATCAAGGCCCTGGGCTTCTACGAGCAGCTATTCCGAATCTGGGACCAGCGAGGGCTCTGCTTCGTAGCTCAGAATGGACATACTGCCGATGAGCGGATGCTCAACGGGATGTTCCAGCGGTATCTCGACAAATCCTTTGAGCTCCCGGAGAACCGGTACATCGATGTGGGCGGGATCTTCCGGGCGACCAAGGTCTGGCAGTCTCCCCCCGGTTCGGACCTGCACAACTTCCGCGGGATCGTGCTGCCGACAGCTCGGGAGACCCCGAAGGCTTATTTCCACCGCATCGTTCACGCTCAGTTGCCCAATTGCAAATGGAAGATGGATGATATCCTGACGGAATATGGCATCCTGGAAAAATATGACATCCAGGAAGAACAACGACATTCGGCTGGTTTCGATGCCCGGTGCGTGCATTGGTTGATGCAGGAGTATCACGCCCGACACCGTCAGCAGACGAATCCCTTCTCCTCGCCTCAGGCGATGGAGCGGGCGGTTGACAAAGTTGCCGGGCGAGTACCCCAGCCGACCCCGGAAACCCCGCCCACGAAGCGGAAATCTCGGACCCTCTCTCAGTCTAGGAGGCGGCGACGCCAGCGACCCGTTTAGCATGAAGCAACCGACTTATGTCTCTCAGAAGGACCTGCCGCGTTATCGCAAAGAGAATACTCCCGCCATCTGTCCGTTGCTGGGGCATGTGGATCTGATCCCAGTGGTCGATCACGATCACAGGACGGGCCGAATCCGGGGAGTGGTTTCCTCAGAGGGCAATGCTCTGCTAGGGAAGATTGAGAATTTTTACCGGACACGCTGTGTCAACGGGGAGTGGAACCTATCGCAGGTGCTACGAGCCATGGCGGATTACCTGGAACAAGAGCAGGGTCCGCTCCATCCGGCCGGGACCCGACAGCGGACCAAGCGGTTCACTAACAGCATCAAGGAAGAGCAGCTGCGAATGATGCGGGAGTTGGAGATCCCCGAAGAGGAGATTGCTTCCTGCAAAAACAAGCACGAGCGAACTAAACTCTACCGGAAGTGGCTGATCGCGACTTGAGCGTTGTCGACGGCCTGGTCGGATTTCGATAGGATCAAATCGCCAATCGGGCGGTTAAAAAATGGAATTTAAGCGAAAGGAATAGTGATGGCTGAGGAACAGTCCCCACAGGAGTCGGTCGAGGAGTCCTTGCAGGAAGCGATCGAGCAGGAGGAGCAGTCCTCACCGGCCGCGGAAGCGGCCACGGCGACCCCCACGGAGGAACAGCAGCGACAGGCTCGCGAGTTGGAGGTCGCAGCCCAGGCAGCCAATCATTTGGCCCAGGAGAACGTTGATTACCAGCTGCTGCTTTCCGGCATGTTGGCTTCCCGTCAGCTCTATGCGATGTGCCTCTACGAGCTGGAACGACTCTGTGATCGGACGGACTTCAAGAAGGTGGTCCGCTTCGAGAATAGTCAAACGGTAGGACTCACCAACGAGCAGCAGGTGCTGTTCAAGGAGATCTTGATCAACTCGGCGGCCACTCAGGCCCAGCAGCCCTTCGACGAGAATCAGCTGCTGCGGGGCCTGGTCCAGACGGTGATCCCTTGGATTCAAGACACGGTCACCAAGCACAACGAGCAGCAGGACAAGCAGAACAAGCAGCACGCTCGGGACGAGGAGGAGCGACGGGTTCAGCGACCGATCAATGTACAGATGGCGATCTTCCCGGAACAGCAAGAGGAACCACAGGACCAGCTGCAGCGACAACAATCGGTCCTGCTGATCGGTTGGCAGCCCGCGGTACAGTGGGTGCTGAATCGGCTGGCCGCTGGCGTGGTGGACGCAGAGTACAGCAACGTCTACCAAGCGGTGCATCTGACACGAAACAAACCGGCCCAGCGACTGGAGCGGTTCGAGTACGTGCCGGAAAAGGGCTGGGAGAAGGCCGCGACCTCTTTCAACGAGTTCCAGCGGCTCTACATCTCACGGATCCAGCCGGCCCTCCAGGAACCCATGGACTTGCTGCTGATTGACGATGTGGCTCATGCCGGGAATGACGCCTCGTTCATGCCACTGGTTTCCCGGGTCAACGAGGCCCAGAAGAAACTCAAGCAGTGGTGCAAGAAGGCGGGCTGCCTGTTGATCGGCGGGGTGCCTCTGCCGCGGCATCTCAAGGACAACGAATTGCATCAGTCGGAGTACACCACCTTGCGGACGCATAATGTGCTGCGAGGGGTGACGGCCCAGCGGGTCGACCGGGATGACGAGCAAGGGGCGTACTACCAGATCCATGTCGGCACGGCGATGGTGGCCGAAGTGCCGGTGGACGAGGTTCACATGGCTCTGTCCCGGAAGATCATCACCCCGTAAAGGATAACGATTTCGTGTATGTTTTTATCAATTGGACGTACGTTTCGGTCGCCGAGAAAGCGGAGCTGACACGGGCTGAATGGGTCCAGCAGTTGCTGCAAGAGGACAAGCAGAGCGAGCAGGCAGCTCAGCTGACCATCGAGAACTGCCTGCCGGAGTATGCGGAGTACCTGGCGGCTCTGGAGGCGGAGAAGCTCTCGGTCGACGACTTTGACAAGCTCAATCGAGATCTACTCTCGGTGCGGATTGCCATCCCTGAGCTGGGCAAGGTGGTGGCTTTCAAGCTGCCGCGGCGGACGCCGGATACCAACAAGCTGCCGGTTAGCCTGGCGGTGCGGGCCTACTTGCTCAATACCTTCAAAGGGGAATGGACCGGGAACCTCTTCGATCAGCAGCCTCAGCGGTTGGTGCTGGCGGGACCTCAGGGGCTGCAGGACTTCGTCCTGCGGCTGACCGACTGCTGTGGGGTGCTGGGCCAGCCGATGCCGGTCGACTTCTGGCAGCGGCCGGTCAAGATGGCGGAGCTGCGGGAGGATCAGCACCTCCGCGACTTTCTTAATGCCTGCCGTTACAATCAAGCCGATCCAGGAGAGCAGGAGAAATTCCGGAGCCTGCTGGCCTACTGGTTAGGAACCGGAGCGAGTGCGGATATCGATGGTCCGATCACGATTGCCACTGCGATGCGGTTGGGGATGGAGTAATACGGGGATGAACAAATCGGCGGAGCCGTTCCAACCTAAGCAGGACAAGTTTTATCAGTTCAAGCCCTTCCGGGTGCCCAAGTACCAGGTGAAGTTCGAGCGAGCTCGCCAGCTGGACGATGTGCAAGGCTATGTCTGGTACAGTCCAGCCATGCTCTACCTGTGGGGACGTTACTCGGAAACCAATTTGGCGGATCTGGTCCAGCGGGATAACCTGCAGGTCTTCTGGTACCGGTTCGACAAACCGATCTTCCAGGGGTTTGAGTGCCAAGGGAATCCTGGTTGGAATCACATCCTGTGGGCGGCTCGGGAGGATCAGTGGAGACGGTTGGTGGATGGTATTTTGGAGACGGTGCAGTTCGACATTCCGCGAGCTCGGCTGTACCAGTACGCGATGCAGTCGCTGACGGTCTATGATCCGTTGGCCGTGGATATCGCCCGGGTGGTGTCGCCGAAAACGCCCACCCGGGATATCCACGTTTTTGCGGTCCTCTCCAACGAGCGACAATTCGCTTTCGATGTCCGCAATCGCCAGTTGGCCGTGCGACCCCGGGCGGTCAGTTTCAAGCCCCAGCCGGTGCACGTGGAAGCCGCTCAGCGGTTGTTCCGTGACAAGAAGCTGGATCAGGACAAAGCCTTCGAGCGTTACAAAGAGATCATGTTGTCTCTGCAGGACGCCGAGACGCGAACCCGTCAACAGCAGCTGGAAAAGCAAGCCAAATCCTCAGGAGCGACACGTGGCCGACGAACTCAATAAGACCCCCACCGGGAACAACCCCGTCCCGCCGACTGAATTCCCTTTGCCTTCGTTGCGGCAGTTCTTGACACCTGACACCACGGTCAAGTACCGGACCTTCGAGGCCCGTTCCTTGGCCCATCTGGACGCTCAGGTGAATCAGTGGATCAAGGAGACCCAAAATATCGTGGCTGTCGTTGGTCCGATCACTCGTATCGACAGGGAAAGCCATGCCCAGTACCTGCTAGGTGTCACCTACGTGCCGGCCAGTGAAGGCGTCGAACATGTCTAGTACCAGTGAGCAGTGGAAAGCCTACCGGGACAAGATCCCCGGGATGGACGAATTTCAGCAACCCCCACTGACCGCGTCGGATGACTCCGATAGCGAATTCCAGGCAATGTTGGATCAGTTGCCTGTGGATATCGCCGAGCGGGTTTCCAGTGCTCACGCGGAGTCCGAGGAGATCGAGTGGGGCAAGCTGATCGAGCCCCAGTGGTGTCTCTGTGAGACGCCCGAAGGGGAGTTCCCTCGGGTCTACGCTCTGCCCTCCTTGGAACGCCTGGTCGAATTGATCGCCAAGCGGGAAGGAGAAGAGACGGCGGTCTGGCCGATGTGGGGAATCCCACTTCGACTGACCAAGGCCAAGACCATCGAGCAAGGCAACAAGCAGATCACGGTCCGGTACCTGCTGCTGCCCAATCAGAAAGCAGCGGTGATCTCTGCGGAGAAGGGTTTCCAGCTAGTGGATCAGTCCCTCCTGCCGGTCAGCCTCGAGCTGGAGGAGGAAGGCTGGTTAGGGGATCAGGCCTACCTGGAGTCCCAGTCGTTCTACGTTGACGGCTACATCGACGATGATTCCTTCACGGGAGAGGACGACGATCCGGACGATGATGATGATCCTGACGCCGATGGGGGCGTCGAGGAGGATTAGTTCCTTTTTTTAGCTATCAGGGAAGATCATGGCAGACAATTCAGTGCGAGCGGATACCCCGGATCCCTCCAAGTACCATCCCAACAACGGGGGCGTTCCCGGGGTCATGCTGCCCCGCTCGGATCGAGACGGACGCTCGTTGGCGTTCGACCCCAACAAGCCCCACACCGTCATCGTGGATCCCGGCGAACCGGGTGGCGGGTTCCATCTGGACGTCTCTCGCTTGGGCTCGGACTCCAAGTTCAATGCCGCGGCCCGGAAAGTGGGCAATTCGGGGGATGTCTCTCAGTTCTATCGCGATCTCAGTACTCGTCTCGATAAGGAATCCCAGATGTCCCCTCAGCCTGCAGCCCCTGCGGCCGCTCCGGCTCCGGCCCCTGCCGCTTCAGCTCCCGCTCAAGTTTCTGCCGCTCTTGCTGCCCCGCTGCAGCGACTCCAGGAGCTGCCTCCTGTTCCTACCGCTGGTTCCCCTGCGACGGAGAGCTCTCGCGGCGTGGAGGGCTCTTTGCAGTCGCTGCTCGAAGAGGAGAAGGTCAAAGCGGCTCGCGAGGAGCAGAACGTGTACGACCAGGTTCTCCGGCAGGCTCGCCAGGAGATGTCGCAGCACGCCGAGGTGATCAATTCCCTGGTGTCGGCGGTTCAGGCGATACAGCAATCGAACGCCGAGCCTGCTGCCAAGCCTGCCGCCGAGCCCGCCCCGCCGGCTACGGGGGCCGCAGACGCCGCGGAGGACGTCGCCTCTCGGCATTCGACCGGAGTCGCCTTCCTGGACCGCGGGCACCCCGGACGGCCCGAATTTGAGGCTTTCTTCGAGATGGACCCCATGGGGACGATCTCGGCCCGGTATCACGCCGTGGTGGAGGGGAGTTGCTGCCTAGCCTTGGTCTACGACACCCGGTTTGAGGACGGCTTTCAGTACCTGCCGCCGAACCTCGGGGAGACCCGCATTAAGGTTTCCGTTCCCAAGTTGGACGGTAAGGTTTACAATTGTTCCTCGTTAGGGATTCACTGGACACTGGGTTGTCTGGACGTTGTGATCCTGATCACTCACGAAAGCGACAAGGAAGTGTAGCCATGGAAAAGAATGGAGCCATCAGCAATCAAACCCCGCACTGCTGCGGCGGTAACTGCCACTCCAAGCAAGCGGACGATCAGCAGGGGATTCAGTTCCCGCAGACCGAACGCGAAGCAGACGCTCTGGAGGAGGATCTGACCAAGCGAGCTGTTGATACGGTGGCCTCGCAAAGCCGCCCGACCGACTCGCCTCAGTAGGTCACGATTGACCTACTGCTATTGAACAATCACAGAGGATCAGCGAATGTCACTATCGCCGAACAACCCCTATCTGAGTCAGGGGGTTCGTACCAGCGGAGACCAGGGATTCGCCGATCCTTTCAATGATCTGGCCACCCAGCAGATGCCGACCACGATGCGGACGGCTCTCTGGTGGTCGGAGCAGATCTGGATGCGGATGGGCACCTACCGGATGGCGATGGAGCGGATCGTCAGCTACTTCATCACTGAAGTGGAACTGGGCGGCGATGCTGGTGACGACGAGAAAAACAAGTACAAGGACTACTTGAAAAAAGACCTGGACGTGCTGTCGTTCCTGGGTCTGATGATGCGGGACAGGCTGTGCTTCCACGGTGACGTGAAGACGACCACCAGGGACGGCGTGTTCAAGCTCCGGGACTTGGCAGGTAAGACAGTTGAAGTGCTGTCAAAAGACGGAATTTACCGACCGGCGGAGTTCAAATCGTTTGGCCGCCAGGAGCTGCTAGAGGTTGAATTTTCAGACGGACGCACAATTCTTGCGACCCCTGATCACGAGTGGCCCGTGCTTAATTGCTCGGGCAAGGAAGTGACTCTACCCACTAAGTCCTTGATAAAGGGACACAAACTGAAGCGTACTGTGGCTCCGCGTCCTGAGAAGAACGACGACTACCGTGAAGGGATCCGCCACGGATTTGTCTTCGGGGACGGTTCGCTATACAACCAGGATGAAAGCCGCACCACGATGGCTGCGGCATACTTCTACGGGGATAAAGACCAAGAAATGCTGAAGCATTTCGAGGGTCACTCTGCCAACGAACCTAAGGTTCACGAAGGTCGAACAATTCTTTACGGGCTACCTGCAACATACAAGTCGCTACCGGAGAATTCGGCAAGTGCCTCTTATTGGTATGGCTTCCTTTGCGGTTTCTTAGCCGCAGATGGCACGGTCGACACATACGGCTGTGCAATGCTAACGCAGATCTCCAAAGCGACGCTGGAAGCAATCGAAGAACAATTACCACGGATTGGGATGTGTGCCGGACCTATTCGGGCACAAGAACGTATCACTGATCTGAGTGCTTACGGTAACTACAGCGATGGCGGTATCTACGAGAGCACTATCCATTTCATGACGCTGTTGAAACAGTTCATGCAGCCAGAAGACATCTTGCTGTCCAAGCACAGAGAGAAGTTCGAAGAGAACTGGAACCCAGATTCCAATTACGGTAAGTACATCGGCATTCGCGGCGTTACGGAGACCGGCATCGTCGACGAGGTGTTCTGTTGTGTCGAAATGGAGACCCATACGTTCGTCGTGGATCAGGCTGTACTGACTTCGAACTGCTACGGAAATGCCTTCGCCAGCCTGTTGGTGCCGTTTCGCCGCTTCTTGATGTGCCCCAAGACCGGCGACCTGTTCCCGCTGAAGGTTGTGTATGACAACTTCAACTTTGAGTTCAACGGTGATTTCGAGTTCATCGCCACCTGTCCGACCACGGGCTGGCGAGGGCCCTGGAAGCTGATCGACAAGCCCCGTGAGGAAGCCGACCATGTGATCCTCAAGCGGTGGAGCCCTCATGAGATTGAGTTGCTGCCGGACCTCTATACCGGCGAGGTCGCCTACCTGTGGCGGATCCCGGAAGACTACAAGCGGATGATCCGCGAGGGGAACTTGTTCCACCTGGAACGGGCCAGCAAGCAGGTTCTCGAGGCGATCAAGTACGACAAGCTGTTTCGCTTCCACAAGGATGCCATCTACCACATGAAGGAGCAGACTCTTGCGGGGATCCGCAACATGGGTTGGGGTCTGCCGCGGAGCTTGGTCAACTTCCGCCAGATCTGGTACGTTCAGGTGCTGCGTCGCTACAACGAAGCGATCGCCATGGACTACGTGATCCCCTTCCGGTTGATCACTCCGGAGGCCCGCAGCGGCGGCAGTGTGGGCGGGATGCCAACACAGGATCCCATGTCGATCTATTCCGGGGGTGATTTCCGGGCTCAAGTCCGCCACATGATCAACAAGCGGCGACGGGATCCGGCCGCGTGGCAAACGCTCCCCTTTCCGGTGCAGTACCAGATGCTCGGCGGAGACGCCAGTCAGCTGGCTCCTACCGAGCTGATCACCCAAGGCCTCAATACGCTGCTCAACGAGTCCGGGGTGCCGGTCGAGTTCTACAATGGCAACCTCTCGACGCAGGCCGCTCCAGCGGCCCTACGGCTCTTTGAGAGCACCCACCGGCAGTTGGTCAGTGACGCCAACCACGCTCTGCAGTGGATCTGTGAGACGCTCAGTCGCGTGATGTCTTGGGAACGGGTCGATGCTTCACTCAAGCCGGTCACGATCGCTGACGACGTGCAGAAGCAAATGGCGGCCCTGCAGCTGATGATGGCTCAACGCCTCTCGGGCACTTCAGGCCTGGGAGCTCTGGGCTTCGACTGGGAGAGCGAACAGCAGTCGCTGGCCGAGGAGGCTCGTATCGAACAGGAGATCGCCGCTCGCAACCAAGAGGAGATGGAGCAAGCGGGATTTGCGGCCGAGATCGCCAAGGGGATCAACCCGGCAACCCAAGGACAGGCTGCGGCCGGGGGTGGCGATCCTGCGGCAGGAGGAGCTGCTGGCGGAGCCGCGGCTGGCGGCAATCTGCCTGGCCCGGACGCTCAGTCGGCGATGGGGGCAGGCAACATGCCTGTCACCGAGTACATCCAATCGATGGGCCCCAACTCCTTGATCACCCCCGAGGAGCTGCAGTCCGCGGCTCAGAGCCTGGCTCAGCAACTGCTGGGGCTCCCCGAGGGCGTCAAGGACAGCCAACTGCGAGAACTCAAGCAGAGCCATCCGGTGCTACATTCGGCCACGCGATCCGCCATGGATGATATCCGCCAGCAGGTGCGTTCGCAGGCCGGCGGGGCAGCCATGCAGCAGATGCAGTCCGGCTCCTTGATGTAAACCCAGGCGTGCAATGGTCAAAATCGGTTACATCTGCCCGACTTATCAGGCGGGGAATTTTCACGAGTACACCACCGAAGCCCTGCGGTCCTTCTGGCGAACCACGCCAGGCGGGGTGGCCTTACTGGTCGATGACGCGACCAGCGACTGGCAGCAGTGGGAGGCCCACTACCGGAAAATGGCTCGAGACGAGGGACAGGGGCTCGAATGTATCCATTTTGGCAAAAAGGGCGGACTGACTCGTAGCTGGAATGCGGGGCTGGCTCGGGCCTACGAGCTCGATCTCGATTATGTGATTGCCAGCAATAACGATATCATCTTCCCTTCGGATCGCTGGCATGCTGGCCTGCTGCACGCCCTGACCAACGGGTACGCCATGGCCGGGCCGGTCTCCAATGCTCCGGGGACCACCGCCGGCGGGGCTCAGGAGGTCGAGCGGTACGTGCCGAACTACCAGCTCAGTGGTCAGCCAGAACAACTCCAGCGGGTCGCCGAGACCTTGTACGCGGAGCGACTGGGGCACGTGATCGAGAGCAATATCAACGGCTTCTTCCAGATCGCTAGCATGCAGGCTTGGCGGAAGGGGATGTTTGATCATCAGCATTACTATCGACCTCTGAACACCCATACCAGACGTGGCAAGCGAAATCCGACGCCAACGATGACCCTCAACGAGGATGAGCTGCAGGCTCGTTGGCAGAAGCAAGGACAACACTCGGCAGTGGCCTTGAGTAGCTTCATTTTTCACTATCGAGCGGTTTCCCGCGGGAATCGTTACAAACGAGGGAACTGGTACCGAAAGCGATGACCGATACGACCGTCTACAGCTGCGTGACCGGCAAATACGACAAGGTCCGTTCCACTTTGCTGGCCTCGCCGCTGGTTCCGGAGGAGGATGTCCGCTACGTGCTCTTCACCGATGCGGTGCAGTCGCTCGAGCGGTTCCAGAGTCGACATACGACGGTCTCTTGGGAGCTGCATCCGCTGCGGTGGCGGCATCCCCTTTGTTCCCGGCGAACCGCCCGTTGGCACAAGCTGCACAGCCATCTGGTTACCGATACGACCTATTCGGTCTGGGTCGACGGGTCGCAGAAGATCAAAGCCCGACCACTGGGAGCCGATTTGGTCCAGCCGCTGATGCATCAGGAGGTGTTGGCGGCCTTCAAGCATCCGGACCGGACTTGCGTCTATCAGGAGCTGCAGGCTTGCCGGCGGCTGCGGAAAGACAACCCCCAGCTGATGCAGCGGCAGATCAATCGCTACCAGCTCGAAGGATACTCACCGTTTCACGGGCTGGCGGAGACCGCTTGCGTGATCCGCGAGAGGCAGGAGGAGGTGATTGCCTTCAACGAGCTTTGGTGGGAGCAGCTCGAAAAGTACAGTCTAAGGGACCAGCTGAGCTTCAATTACACGGCCTGGAGGCTCGGTCTGCGTTATGGTTATGTCCCGGGTCATCGGAGTGCTTCCCCGTTCTTTGACTTCGTGCCGCACGGACATGGATAGAACTACGTTTTCACGAGGACAACATGCTCAGGGTTGGAATTTTCGCTCCTTATGTCCGCAACGAGGTCGCTCTGACTGCGGTGCAGTTCGCTGACTGGATGGTGCGGTTGGGGGTGGAGGTCGATTTCCTCTCCAGCCAGAGGATCGAGAGCGGGATTCATCCGGTCTGGGATCATCGCGTGGCCCGGGCTCGCCGAGGGACGATCTACCGCTGGGCGTACCAAGCAACTCACCTCTGCTGGTTTACCCCGGATCAACAGGCTCTGCATCATGCTCGCTTGGCAGCGGGAGCCGGGGTCCGCCGGCACTGCCGCAGCCTGTCCTTTCCCAACTGGGGCAACTGGTCCCGGGACTGGGAGGCCTTTCTCGATCAGACCGACCGGGCGATCTGTCTCAGCAAGGCCATGCATCAGTGGGTGCAGGATCGCTATAACTTGCACTCCTGTTCGGCGAGTTCCTCTTGGGTCGATTTGGCCTTGGCTGACCAGTTGCTGGTCCCCAAGTACGGTCTGGTCGATGAGACCACTCGCCGGCTGCTGGTGATGTTCCCTCGGTTTGCCATTCGAGATCTGGGAGCCGGCGTCGTGACGGTCTTTGACCAGCTCCTGCAAGAGCAACCGGAGCTACAGATCACGATCGTGCTGGAGAGTTCGGTATGCCGGATGTACCGCCGCGAGCTTCATCAGCTGCAGCGGCGGTACAGTGGACGGGTACAGGTCCATCGAGGCGTGCCCTATTACTCGCTGATCAGCATGGCTCGAGACCACGACTGGGTGTACCTGGCCAGCACGCGGCATTACTACGGATCCCTGTTGGCTCTCCTTGCTTCGTCGACCGTGCCCCTGATCTGCCATGACATCTCTCCGGTAGAGGCCCACGTCCAGCAGAACCAAACGGGAAACCTGATTCCCTGCCAGTTGGCAGGCTACGATTACCCGGTGGCCGATGTTAACTTGCAGGACGTTAAGGACGTGCTCTCGCGGACCCTGCATCGTCCGCACGTGACCCTCAAGAACCAGCAGGTGCAGGCCTCCCAGGTGTTGCCTCGCAAGCAACAGTCTTTCCAACGTTACCTGACCAATGAGATCGTCGACGAATGTCCCATCAGCCCATAAGTCCGCACAATATCGTTGTCTCCGGCACCCCAGGGGCTTGGCTCAATGTCGTGGCAGGGAAAATCGCGGATCGAGGGTGGTCGATCTGCTGGCCTGATCAGGACCTGAAGATCCGTGACGGCGAGATGTTCTTTCGCCACAACCGGCAGAACATCGAGGTGCAGCACATCCACGATTGCTTGTGCCTGCAGAACGACTGCCAAGTGGTGGCCACGCAGCTGCCTCGCTTCTACGAGGTACCTTATCCTGGACCTCGGGAGTTCATCGATCAGTTTGACGAAACCTCGGTGGTGATCTCTGGGCTCACCATTGCTCCCTTTGTCGACATCTGGACGGCTGTCGCTTCGATGTTGGTCTCGGTGGAGGCTACTGAGGAGGAGGATCTGCAGGTTCTGGAGAGCTGGACCGGTTCGACTCGCGATCGTTCCTACCTGGAGGAGGTTCGTGAATGCTATGTCAACCGATACAATGAGCACCTCGTACTATTCCCTCGTCGGCTCGCTCTGACCAACCAAGAGGTGCGAGCCTGGACGCAGGGAGAAAGCGACGAGCGTTTGAGTCAATTCTTGGACTCTATTTCTTGGTAATTCGATGGGCCGTCTACGCCACTGCGGAGAGTTTGGCCCCAAGCTGTTTCCTACCAACGCCAGAGGTAAAGGCATGAGTACGCCAGACGATAAGATGAATGAATCATTGAAGCATGCCGCAGGGACGCCCAAGCCGGCCGACGTACCGGCTCCGCCCGCTGCGGGAGCCCCGGCTCCGCCGGTCGCCAGTGCCCCCGCCCCGCCGGCCCCGGGAGCAAGCCGGCCGGCGACGGGCTCTCCGGGAGCGGTGCAGGTGGGCGATATTGCAGCCAACCTCAATCCCACTGCTCAGCCCCAGGCCGCGGCGGACGTCAACGTGGACGATGCCTTCGATTACGACGTGGCGTTCAACATGGCGTTCCTCGGTTCCGGACAAGGAGGAGCCCGCATCGCTTCGAGTTTCTGGGACCTGGGGTACCGCCGGGTTGGCTTGTTCAACACCGCTGAGAGCGATTTCCAGGGGCTTCCCGAGGAGATCGGGCGGCACACCCTCGATATTGGAGGAGCTGCGAAGGACGCTCGCTTCGCCGAGCAGGCGATCGATGGGCGGGACGAAGAGATCTGGGACTTGTTGCAGCGGTCCTGGGGCAACGACGTCGATTACGGGCTGATCTGTGTGGGCACCGGAGGTGGCACCGGCTCAGGGACCAGTGGGCGGTTGATCCAGATCGCTCGGGAGTACCTGGAGAGCAAAGGCAAACCTCCGCGGGTCGGAGTGATCGCTTCGATTCCCTCCCACACCGAGGGCCAACAGGTCTGCCGCAATGCGGTGACGGCTTTCCAGCGGTTCATTGACTTGAAGGTCAGTCCGCTGCTGTTGATCGACAATGCTCGCATCAATCAGCTGTACCGGCCCGGCATGATGAACCTCTACAACGTGGCCAACCAGACGGTCAGCCAGCTGCTGCACCTGTTCAACCAGTTGGCAGCGGTGCACAGTCCTTTGATCACGTTCGATCGCAGCGAATTGGCTCAGCTGCTCGATCATGGGATCTGCGTGATGGGTGCAGCCAGCTTGCAGAACATCAGCGGGCCGGCCGACATCTCCACGGCGATCCGGGAGCAGTTGACCGGCAACGTGCTGGCCGAGGTCGACCTGACCAAAGGGACCAAGGGAGCCTGCCTGTTCGTGGGCGACGAGGACCACATGAACAACCTCAGCCTGGACTACTTCGATGCGGGTTTCACCCAGCTGAATCGGACCCTCAAAGGGGGCAGCAGCGTGGTGCATCGGGGCGTATACGTGGGAGCTAGTCCTGGGCTGCAGGCCTACGCCATGATCAGCGACTTGCAGCCCCCGGTACAGACCCTGGCTCGACTGGCCAAAGAGGCGAATATCAGCCGGTCCCAATTGACGGGAGGCCTGGCCTCCTTTCTGGGGGTGGATGACCACTGATTTTACCCTCTAAAACGTTACACCTTCTGGGGGTATTTTCCTGTAAGATCCTCCTGCATCACAACACTCAAGGGAAAAGTTAATCCATGTTCTCGACAAATGACCCCCACGGGGCGGGCGATTTGCCCGATATTTTGACGCATTTGGAGGCCCGTTACCGAGCTGAGAAGGGGCTGGGCGAGGCCGAATTGGTCGATTTTCGACCATTTATGGACTGGGCGAAGGCCTATTTGGACCAGCATCGGCCTTCGGAAGTTTTCGCCGTGGACAACAACTATGGCGTAATTCTTTCCAATAGCCAGCAGTTGCAGATCTCTCCATCGGCCCCGATTTCGGGTGCGACGGGGGACATGGCCAACCCGGATAACTCGATTTCGGTGACCCGTTCCAAGCGGTAGGAGTGCATGTCAAATCCACTTTTTAACATCTTCGTCGGCTATGCATTGGAGCAGGCCGGCACGACCGAATTGCCGGTCTTTCAGGAGACCATCAAGCGTCTGCTTGACGATCTGTGCGAGTCCGATTTACTGGAGTCGTTGGATTGGTATGACGATCTGCAGTCGAAGTGGAAAGAGGAGCTGGGCGTCCAGGCAATCGAGCTTAATCGGGACATGTTCTGGGGTTTGATCCGAAACAACAAACCGGCGGATTTGGTCTCGGCGGCAGCGGCGGTGCGGACGATGATTTTGCTTGAATCGGCTCCGCTACCAGCCCAGACGATCCGTGACTTTCAGGCGACGTTCACGATCCTTTGGGGGGACGGACATCGGATGGAATACAACTGCTCGGCGGTCGGTTTACAGCCGGGTGTTCCCCTGACGGTTCCGGTGATCAGTCGGATTGCTGGGGCGTTTCATCAGCAGCTCAACGAGTCATTATTCAGCCCGGGTCCGGACACCTTTTACGACCAGAAGGGTTGGCGTCCGGAGCCTCGTATCTGGGAGGATTTATGGCAGGCGATGCAGCAGGCGATGAGGCAGGCTCCTCCGGAGTTGCGGGCGGATTACGAGGAGTACTTGCAGCGGATCGAGCAACACTTTGCTCCGCCTCCTTCGATCTGTTTGGGACGGCTTAGCGGGGAGCCTCAGTGGACTTCGGGCGGCGGTGGTTTTCAGCCGGCACGGGAGTCGGAATCATGACGAGTTGGGTAGCGTTATCTGGGGACGGTCAGTTGAATGGTCGGCAGATGTTACGGGACTTGAAGGTCGAACGCATCTGTCCGATTCTGGTTTGCGATCAGCCTGCTCGGCGGATGGTTCCGACGTTCGGGAGTTCGGGTGAGGCTCGTCGTTTTGCGGAGAAGAATACTCCTCACCGGTACGCGGTCGGCACGATGCAGTTGGATCCCGAGGACGTGTTGACGTTAGAGCAGGAGGGTTTCGAGTTGGTTCCTACGGCTTGGCATCAGCGGTGCGAGCTGGAGGTATTTGTGTTGCAGTTGGAGCAAGAGGTGATGACGTATCGGGATGGTTGTCGCCGGCGATCTTAAATTCCGGATTTGGACCAGGCGGGTCTACGGGTAGGTTTACTTGGCGGTCCCGTGCCCGGGGTCCGGATCTTCTCGGTTAGGAGCGGGAAACCCTGCAAAACGCAGGGTTTCTCTCATGCAGGGAGGGTTGGTGCGGTGATTGACGAAGAGGATCAGGGCGAGGAGGAGCGGCGGTTATTCGAGGCGGCGGAATCAGCAGGTTTTGAGGATCCCGAGGAAGTTCCGGAGGTTCAGCCGGTCAATCCATTTCCTCCGTTATTGGAACCTCCCGAGGAGCCGGCTCGTGGTTCGGTTCCTGCTCGGGCGGTCCGGCGGGCGAGGATTCACGATGTTCGCAAGCGAGTGCTTCGCCGGTTTGATTCGATCAAGAGCAAGCCTCGCCGGTTTTTGTATTTTCGTTGTCGATCTTGTAAGAGTGAGTGGATCAGTAATCGTTCTTCGCAGTTAGCGGTCCCAGGAGAGGATTGCAGATGCGGGGATTGGGTTGAGCCGATGGTGACGTACTAGGAGGTTAAAGCAGCATGATTCGAGCGGTAGGAGCGAGCGGGATTGGTACGGGCTTTGCTTTGCTCGGGGCGTCGTTATTGCCCTGGGCACCTGCAGGGGGAAATGCGGGAGAGCAGCTGCCGGTCCGAGTGTGCGTATTCAACCGATCAAGGTGCCCGGCTCCCTGGCCCAGTCAAGCTAAGTGTGCGGTAACGACCACGGTGTTTCCTCCGCAGGGGAAGCCCTCCGGCGAGAGGCCCCGGTTCACCCCGAATCTCCGCAGGAGGTGTGGCCGGCAGCGAGCACGGAAGTGCCAGGAGTGGGCAAGTGGCTGTAAAGGAAGTCCTAGCACATGTACCCGGAAGATCGGAGAAGCCAAGTGATGGATTGGAACCTACCTGAGATAGCAGGGAAGCTGGATGTGGAGAGCCCGGAAGCGTATTGCCTGAGTGAACAGCAGCATCAGGAGTTGTTGCAGGGGCAGGGAAGGAAAGTGATCCAAGTGATGGTCCCTGCGGCAGGGAAAAGCCAAGGGGAAGAACCACGGGATGCGGGGATGCCGAGGGTGCAGGCTCTACGGGGAGACTTTGGAGAAGTGTTCGGCGGAGAGGGGAGGGGGACGCGAGGGAGCAGGGGACGAGGAGAACGCGGGGAGGGTGGGGAGAGGAAAGATGCAGGGAACACAACTTTGGTAGGCACTCGAGGCCTGCAAAAACACTGGCCGAAACGCGAAAACGGAGGCCTCCTCTCTTGTCGTTTGAGGCTACTTGATGATCCCTCGTTGCCACCGCTGTTGTGCAGTGGTTGGCGGCTACGACCAGGCGAGGAATTCAACTTCTTGTCGACGGGTGTGCGGGCAGGCATGCGACGCGTTTTGGAGCAGTGGGTCGAACGGATGGGCGTGCTTGGACAGGATCAAAACGTGCTGTTCGAGTGCTCGCGATTTCAGGTCGAATTGCATCGTCCGTTGCTCACACACTGGACGGCCGAGCGGGTCTGTTTGCATTACCTCAGCGGACCTTTGCAGGTGCACTGGCTGTAGTGGTTTTCAGGGGCTGCTAGGGCCAGAGTACCCTCTCGCCTTTTTCTCCCGGGGCGAGGGGGTTTTTTATGCCTGGAGGGCCGCTGGGTGTGTGGTACAATCCCGGCCATCTTTCCCCTTACGCAAGGATGCTTCGATGCGTTTCCGCAGAACGACCCGATGGCGGCAGGCAAGAAACAGAACCCCTGGATCTGTACGGTGCACTGTCTGGTCTGGACGCTCTGTGTGTGGGGCTGTGTGTGGGTTGACGGGGCGGGCCGGATGGCCTTGGGTGCCCTGGCCAGTCCGGAGACGATTCACTTGCTTTCAGGAGATCTTGATCGAAGGTGGCTGGCCCCTCTGGACGTTGCCGGTGCCCGTGGGGGCTGCACTTCCTGCAGGTTTCCTCGGTCCTGATCCAGGTCTACATGTACGAGATGGGGCAGGAGAAGTTCAGCAAGCCGCCCACCGGACCTTGGAGCGTGATCGTGGTCGACAACGTTTGGCACATCGTCTCGATCTGGGTACTCTGGCTGCTTGTTCGCTAACCCCTTGAAAAGGAATCCCTGACTGATGTCCTCGATGCTTCCCAGGACCACTGCGGCCGCAGCAAGCCCTGCAGCGAGCTTGGCAGACCGATCCGCAGGCGATTTCTCAGCCTGCTGTGCACGCACATCCACTGCAGGTGGGGAGCTGGCGGCTGATCCCTTATCGCTGCCACCAGCAGGCAGCTCTTGAGCTCTTTGCGGACCGCTTGAGGATGGCTGGAGGTCAGTTACGAGGAGCTCTGCGGCGGGGAACCTTTGAGCGGGTCGGCCGGCCGAGCGGGCTCGCCCCTTTTGCGAGTACTTGCAAGTTCCCGTGACAGACCTGCGTACCTTGTTGTATAAAATACGGACATTTGGAAGCTGATTCGAAAGGATTCGATTCATGGGTTCAGGATACATCGCCCCGCAGGGCCGGCCGCCGACCGACTGGGCCCAGCGTCTGTTTGCTCTGCGAAAGCGTCGAGGCGAACTCCCGGAGACCACCAAAGAGGCAGCCGACATCGCCTTGGTGGTTGTTCTCGATGCGGCCGACAATCTGCTGTTGATCCGCCGCAGCAAGCAAAACACCCGGTCCGGGGCCTGGGAGAATCCGCTCGGACACAGTGAGGCCGGGGAGACCGACCTGGAGGCGGCTCAGCGGGAGCTGGAAGAAGCTGGCCGGCCTGACCGCCGAGTTTCTCCCGGAGACGACCACCATCCAGACCCCCAATGGTCAGAAGACCATCCGCTTGTTTGTGGGACGCCTCCTGGCATCAAGCCCGAGGTCAAGCTCTCAGCCCAGCGAGCACGATCAACACCGCTGGGTCCATCCGACCGAACTCTCGAAGGTTCCCCAGATGAACCGCCGACTGGTCGGCGGGCACCCGGCACCTGTTCCAAGTCAACAACCTCGCTCTCAAGGTAGCTTCGATGCGTTTTTCTCATCACAAGCAAGCGTTCTCGTCTCTCCAGCAGCCTGGGATGGGAGCGATGGCGGGCGTGCCCTCACTCGGCGGGACGGCCCTGGCTGGTCCGCAGTACTCGGGCCACTTCCCTTGGACCGGACGCTTTCCGGCCAATCCCAGCGTGGCGGCTCAGGCCCAGCCCCCTTCGGTCAGTTCAGCCGATGCCAGCGGGATCCAGGAGGCGATGGCCAAGCGAGGCGAGGAGTGCGGTTCGGTGGCCCGGTCGGCTAGCGGGGAGGGAGCCCGCAAGTTCAAGCTCGACGAAGAAGGGGACACGACCGGGGAGAAAGCCTGGAAGACGCTCGACGGCTACATGAAGAAGGCTGGACTGAACAGCTTCCAGGGGCAGTTCTTCGGGCGGCTACTGCAAGCCGGGCTGGCTCCGGAAGATTTCTCCCAAGTGGTCAAGCAAGCGAGCGAACGCTTCGGCCCCGAGG